GATGGGGTCATTTGTTATTATCAGTAAATAGTGGAACTGGAACAGCTTTTGTTAATGCAGTTCAACAATCATCAAATAGTGGTATGCAACTTGTTGGTGGTGCTGATGGAGAAGCTATTGGTATATGTAATTATGGAACTAATAACTTTGATGGTTTACTAGCAGAAACAGCATTAATAGATGGACAGGCCTTAACTTATACATCATTTGCAGAATTTAAAAATGGTGTGCTTATACCAAAAGATTTAAGTGGACTTACATTTGGTACGCAAGGTTTTCTTCTAAAGTATGAAAATGCAAGTGACCTTGGTAATGATAGTTCAGGAAATAATAATGATTTTACAGGAACAAATATGGGTACAGACCATCAAGTTCTTGATAGTCCAACATTTGGGAGTTAATTAATATGGCAAGTAGTGGAAATTTTGCAACAATAGGTGGTTTAGAGAAAAATACTGGTGGCTTTACATTTAGTCAAGGTAATTTAAAATATTCAGTAAGCACTAATCAAAGAGGTTTTATAGGTTCAACTGCTTTTCCTAACACAGGTAAATGGTATTTTGAGTGTCGTGTAATAGGTGTTGGAGCTGGAACAAGCAACGCAGATGATGTTTATATAGGAGTGTGTGAACCAGATAAAATGAGAAGTAATCTTACTGGCAGTAGAGGGGGAGCATCTGTAAGTGGAGCAGGAGGATATACTGTCAATTCTTATGCTGGAGCAGCTTATTTAGATGGTGTAAAACAAAGTGATGATTCAATAGGATATATAAGAAATTTCCCTCAAATATTTGGTATAGCTATTGATAGAGACAATAATAATTTTAAATGGACTTACGATGGAAGTAGCTATAGTTCAACTTATTCTATTCCTGCTGATGTTGATTTGTATCTGTATTTAGGCAGTGGAGGTGGTTCAAGTACAGCATCAGGTGTATTTAACTTTGGACAAGATTCTACATTTGCTGGAGCTATAAGTGCTGGAGGTAATGCAGATGGAAATAGTATAGGTGATTTTAGTTTATCTGTGCCTACTAACTTTTTAGCCTTATCAAGTGCTAACTTACCCATATCAGATGACATAGACCCAGCACAGACTGATGATAATATTCCAACAAAACAATTTGGTGTAGTTCTTTATACAGGTAATGGTGGTGCTTCTTTAAGTGTAACAGGATTAGGATTTCAGCCAGACCTTGTGTGGCTCAAACAAAGAAGTGCTAGTGAAGCATATTCAAATAATTTAATAGATAGCACAAGAGGTAGGTCAAAAACTCTTTATTCTTCACGAGCAGATGCAGAAGCAACATCAGCTTCAGATAAAGATTTTGGAACTTTTGATAGTGATGGTTTTACTGTTTTAGATGATTTTAACACAAATATGAATCAAAGTTCTATAACAAATGTAGCATGGTGTTGGAGAGCAAATGGGGGAACAACTTCATCAAACACACAAGGAGATATTACTAGTACAGTGCAGGTAAATGATAAGGCTGGGTTCAGCATCATTTCTTTTTCAGGGAGTGGTTCTGCTCAGAGTGTAGGGCATGGTTTATCTGCAGCACCTGATATGGTTATAACAAAAAACAGGTCAACGACAGATGATTGGAGAGTACATCATAAAGGATTAACAAATGGAGTTGGTACATATCATTTAAAATTAAATTCAAATGTAGCACAAACAAATGATGCTTCTTGTATGTCTGGTTCGCCTTCAAGCACAGTTTTAAACTTAGGGAATAATACATCAATGAATGGTAGTGGTAACAATATCATTATGTATGCTTGGAGAGAGATTGAAGGGTATAGTAAGTTTGGTTCGTTTGAAGGTAATTCTAATGATGATGGACCATTTATCTATACAGGTTTCAGACCTCGTTTAGTTTTTTGCAAAGCAATAGATGCTACAGAAAATTGGCAAGTAAGAGATACTGCAAGGTCAACCTTTAATGCTGATTCTCAAGTTAGAATTTATTGGAACTCAAATGCAGCAGAAGGTTCAGCATCAACTGCATCACCAATAGATTTTCTCAGTAATGGCTTCAAGGTAAGGGGTTCTAACTCAGAAATTAATAGTAATACAATACTCTATGGAGCATGGGGAGATGTGCCGTTTCGTTATAACAATACTTTTTAGGAGGTGAAATAATATGTGGGCTTATATAAAGGATAATAAAATAGAGGAGATAATAGCTAGACCCAAAGATATGGTCATAGATAATATTAGACACTCTCGTAGAATATTTACTGCATGGACTTGGGATGAACTTAATGCCATAGGTATCTATACAGTAGAACCTGGAACACAAGGTGATGATAGATTTGAAATAACCTCAAGTCCTACATACACCTATAGTTCTTCTGGAAAAAAAGTTACTACTGCATACACTACTACAGATAAAGCACTAGATGATTCAGAAGCTAAAGATGAAGATGGTAAAAACATACTTGATGAAAAAGGTAATAAGACTTATAACTATGGTTTAAAAACACAAGCTAAAGAAAGAGCAAAGCAACAAGCAAATAGTCTTATAAGTCGTTTTAATTGGCTTGTAGAGAGGTCTATCTATGATAGTAGTAAATCTATACCAGATGCAGTTAAAACTTATGTAGCAGCTATTAGAACCGATTGTGGAGAGATAGAAACTGCAATAGATGGTGCAAGTGATATGTCAGCATTTAGAAAACTATATGATTGGGAATACAATGAAGATGGTAGTGTAAAAACTATTGCACCAATACAAAATTGGAGTGATGATTATGATGTTAAATCGTATATTAGATAAGATAAAAACAGTTTATCAAAAAGTTAAAAAAAGATTATTTGGTAAACTATGCGAGTGTAAACCTAAAAAAAGGGGTAGACCTAGAAAGGATAAATAATGGCTACAAATTCAGAAGCAAAACAAGCATCTGTAAGAGGAGTTACTTCTACTACAGGTACATTTAACGAAGATTGGTTAGCTTTATTTAATGCTAGAAGTATTGGTGCAGGAACTTATAATGAAAGATTACTAGCTTATATTAACAATAAATTAGGTAGTTCTCATACAGATTTAAATAAAGCATTACAAGCATTAGCAGTTGACCAAGGTGATGCAAACTATTCTAGTATGGGTACATTTACACCATGACACAACAATCTTTAAGACAACAAAGTTGCAGAGATGCTTCAGACACAAACGGAACATACAACGAGGATTGGATGAAAACCTTTGAAGAAGCTGGTATAACCACAGGTACATTTTCTGAAAGAATGTTAGCTTATACAAATGCACAAGGTAGTTCTTGGGATAATGCACAATGGGATGTATCTAGTTGGGGTAAAGGACCATTTGTAAATGTTAATCAATCTATGGCACAATTAGGTAAACAAAATGGCACTACAGTTCCTGGTTCTTTATGGAGTAGCATGGGAACATTTAGTGCAGATTAGGAGATATTATGGCATTAACAGCATTAATAGGACCAGCAACTAAACTTATAGGAAAGTTTGTAAGAGATAAAGACAAAGCAGCACAATTAAGCCATGATATAGCTACTATGGCAGAAAAACACGCACAAGAGTTAGCATTAGCACAAATAAAATTAAACACAGAAGAAGCAAAAGGTAATTGGTTTCAATCATCTTGGAGACCTCTTATTGGATGGATAGCTGGGTTTTCTTTAGGTATAAATTATCTTATATCTCCAATATGTGCAGGTTTTGGTATTAACATACCACAAGCTGATATGAGTGTTATGATGCCTTTATTATTAGGTATGTTAGGTATCGGTGGTTTGCGTAGCCTAGATAAGATAAAAAAAGTAGATACTAAATCTAATGGAGTTAGAAAATAGAACAAACAATAGAAAATTTTGAGGGTACTAAGAATATCCATATAGATTCTGGTGGTAAAACAGATTTAGAAGTAGGTATACAATTTATATATGATATGAGAGAACACCCTTTGGATATAGCTATAGCAACTGTATATGCCATAGTTGTATATGCTGTAGTAATGTATATAACTAAAAAATTTAAAACAGGAAACAAATAATGGTTAGAGAAAAATTATTAGATATGTTGATGTTACACGAAGGTTTAGAACTAAAACCATATCAATGCACAGCAGATAAAACAACAATTGGAGTTGGTAGAAACTTACAAGATGTAGGTATAACAGAGGATGAAGCTAAATATTTATTACAAAACGATATAGATAGAATACTAAAAGAAGTAGAACATTGGAGTTTTTTAGAAAAATTAAATGAACCTAGACAAGCTGTTATATTAGATATGGTGTTTAATATGGGTGTTACAAGATTTAATGCGAATACATGGGTAAAAACATTTGCAGCAATACAAAATGAAGAATGGGAAAAAGCAGCAAATGAAATGTTAGATTCTAAATGGGCAAAACAGGTAGGTCAAAGGGCTATACGATTATCACAAATGATGCGTAAAGGCGAGTGGTATGAATCTTGACCCTATGATGGTATGGAATATTATTATAACTGTGGTTCTAGGACCATTTGCATGGGCATTTTCTAAACTGTTTTCAGAAGTAAATAGATTACAAATACTTTTAAACAGAACTAGAGAAGATTATGCTACAAAATCCGAGCTTCACAATGAAACTAAAGAAATCAAGGAGTTAGTGTTGAGAATAGAAAACAAACTTGATAGGTTCATTGAGAAGCAAAATGGTTGAACCAGTAACTGCCGTATTAACTGGCATAGCATTAGTAAAAAAATCAGTAGATTTTATTAAAACAAATATTGCAACAGCACAAGATGTTGGTGACATTATAGGTCATGTAGATAAAGCATTGAATGGTCAGCAAGAAGTTATCAAAGCTAGAGATAAAGCTAATGTAGACCATTTTGCAACTGAAAATGTGGCTAAAGAGATTATAGATGCTAAATTAGCACAAGAACAATTATATGAAATGAAACAGTTAATTGACCACAGGTTTGGTCATGGTACTTGGTCTTATATATTAGAAGAAAGAAAAAGAAGAATAGACAAACATAAACAAGCAGTAAAAGAAGCAAGAGCAAAAAAATTAAAACAACAAAGAGAAATGTATGAGATGGTAAGATTAGGTTTTTTAGTGTTAGCAGTAATAGCTTTTATAGCTGTTGTAATAGGCATTACCTTTAAATTTGTATTAGCTCACCCTATAGAGGGAGACGAGAAGTCATGCAAACTTTATGAGCCAAAATATTTTATGATATGTATGAATGAAGGCAGAGGATATGCAGATACAGAGCTATATTTAGATTATCAAATGGAAAAAGATAACTGGATTATAGAAAGTGATTGATTACTATAAAAATATTTATATACTAACAAAACGAACTAAAGTTTTTATAAACCATAAAACAACTGTGGATAGTATTTATGGGGATAAGTTACTATGTTGTGGTAGTGCTTTAGTTCGTAATTTTATATAATGTATATTCTACAGTAATTTCTTCATTAGCTTTAATATTCTTGATGGTATGTAACGATAAGCAATCTTTTTTATAAGGAATTTTAATACAATTAGGATTATTAGAATGGTTAATAAACCCACCCAGAGGTGTCCTACTATAGTTATCAGAAAATCTATTATCATAAATATGTGTTACACCTAAATTAAAATCTATGGGAATATCTCTAACTGCAAAAACTCCTTGCCCATGTATTACTGAATCTCTAATAGTTAAAAATGGATGTAATGGATTATACATTACTCATAACCATCATTTAACATCTTTCTAGCCCTTTGTGCAGCAGATAATGTAGGTATAGGTCCTTGCTTAATTACCTTTGGTTTATTATATACTTTAGGTTTATATGTTTGAGATTTATTCCATCTCTTTTGTACCTTTTTTCTTGCCATCTCACTTCTTTGTTCAATTTGCTTTTTAACTTCTAATACTTTCTTTTGACTATACTTATCTCCTTTATCTAACAGCATAGGTTCTATATTTTGCATAATCTTCTTTGCTTTAAATTCTGTAACCCCTAATATACTAGCAATATGTCTTTTATAAACGCTACAATCGTCTTGGAGATACATTGTAGATATTAATGTTATATATGCACCCTTTTCTTCTAAAGTTAATACAGAGCAATCTGTGAGCCATTGTAGAGGATAAAATGGAAATACAAATAATTTATCTTTCATGCTTCCCCCTGTATTTCATTATTAATTTTTTGATATACTAAAACAAACGCATCACATTTAGGGCAACTTAAATTAGTAACCAAATCATATTCTTCGTGTTCTTCACAATCGTGGTCTCCACCCCATATTAATACTGTTCCACAGTTATAACAAGTCATAGATTCTCCATTATTTTATTCCAAGAATATTTATACTTATCCTTGATTTTTTTTAATAAATTTATACTTGCTTTTCTATCTCCTGATAAAAGCATACTTGTATAAGATTTAGATATACCTAACTGTTTAGATACCTCTGTAAGGTTAATTTTGTTTTCTTTCATTATGTTTTCTATAATCATTTTTTTCCTTTCTTTATTAATTTTTCATAACATTCTTCGCAGTAAAATTTAAACTTATGATAATGAGCTGCGACATTATCACAAAAGCTACATAACTTATGAT